ACTGTAATTGTTCCTACTGCAACATTCGTAGGTACAACCCACGAAAGTCCTAAAATTCTAGTCGCTCCTGCTTTAACTGTAGTAGTTGTAGCTGTCGTAATATTAGCTGTTTTTATATCTACGGGATATCCCATAATTTTCTCCTTAGTTATGAGCTCCCGAAGGAGCTCACAATTTATTTATTAACTTAAGTTATTATTTTGTTGATATGTAATAGTAAATCTACACTCACCAGAAGTTGTAGCCGCTGAGTTAGTAACATTAAGTCTTACATCGCTTGTTCCAATGTCTTCCCATGCTAGTGATCCACCAGCTTGAGTAGTTGGACGTTTAAGTCCCACAGTTGTTCCAATAGCGAACGTATTAACAAATATAGCGGCTCCTCCACCAACTTTGCCAATGCTAATATTAGTAGCATCAGATGATGCTACTATACTATCAAAAACAATATCTATTAATTGTGAATTTGCTGGAATGATAACATTAGTTGCAGATGCTGCAAGTGCTCCACCAGATAAGTCAATAGCATGTGTTTGTGCCATTACAACTTGTCCTGTGTTTTTCATGTTCGTTCCAACAGTAGTACCAGTAGTGTTTGAAATCGTTCCCGCTTTTATCGGTCCCGAAAATGTAGTTGTTGCCATGATTATAATCCTCCTAGTTTATAAGATCTAGTCTCTAGGCCGTCGACTATACGCGTCTAGATCTAATTAATAATTGTATAGTAATTCTTCTATACCCCAAATTTAAATTTGGCGCAAGGTATCTTGTAGTAAAAAGTTGATTTTTGATAGCGCTTAAGTGGCTATCGAAACTTCGGCCTGGGCCTCGTTTATTTTACTAGTACGAGTAGCTTCTTCAAATTCTCGAGCAATGATTTCTTTAATAATATCCTGAATTTTTTTATTAATCTCAATCATCCTGATATTATGCTTCCCGTCCTTCAGGTGCTCCTGTTGCCACTCTAGTTCCAAGGACCGTTTTGTATTGTATAGGTCTTCGGTCATCTGTAACCTCCTCATAGGTTATCCATTTACCTTTTTTACTGGTAAATCCATCAGATTCGAACTTTACCTCATTTTTCCTAGTTTGTCAAGGATAGATTGTTCGATAGATTCACGATTATCCCCCGCTAAAACTTCAAATTTAGCGTGATAATCGTAAGCCCATATCTGTACTAGGAATTTTTTAAGCATTTCTTACCTTATTTGGGAAATGTGGCGGAACTATGTTCCGCCACAAATTTATTTTAGATTACGCACCCTCTACACCGAAGATACCTCTATAGTCGGATACTCCAAACGAGTATCTTTCTCTAGCTTTGTATCTAACGTTGCCAGTATCAAAATCACCTTCCATTGATGTACTCAATGGAGTTCTTGAAAACATTTTCATACCGTTTGGAACGTCTGTAATTACATACCAAGAATCAGCATCAGTTAAAAAGTTATTAACTCTATAACCTTGTGGGATCATTCCCATACTGTTGATTGCATTGATGTCATTATCAGCTGTCTGAGTTCTACCTTGAGATTTCATCAATCTCTCAGCATTGAACTGATTTGCAGAAGGAATTATCATTTTAACTCCTTTAGCTGCAATTCTCAAACCTCTTTCGTCCGTCATTGCAGCGATGTCGATTAAAGACTGCTCCAATGATGTTTCGTTAAGGTCCGCTTGAGTCGATAAAGTGTTTGCAACATTAGGTCCAGTAGAACACGGGTGTGATGTACTGAATAATGCTACTGCGTCACCTGTTTTGAACGTAGCTACCGAAGGTAGACCATTGTTCAAAGGTAATGCACCTTTAACTTCTTTTGCGTTTGACATAGATCTTGCTAATGCTTTTGTGTATCTAGAAGCTAGTCTATCGTAGAGATTATCTTCGATAGCTTCTTCTGTGATAGCGAAAGCAAGCGCGATCGTTTCCATAGTGTAACGAGCAGTGTAGGTTTCTTGCGCTTCATCGTATGAAATGCCTTGACCTTCTGCTTTTACGTCAGCGTTCGCGAATCCAGATAACATGACTTCTTCTTCAAAAGCCCTGTCACTTGATTCAGTTACGTAAATTTCAGCATGTTGATTGTCATACCGTTTATATTCCAGCCCAAATAGTGCATTTAGGCCTGGCTCTAGTTCTTTAACTAGCTGTGCTCGTGATATTGCCATTGTCTATATACTCCTATTATGATGCAGCAGTTGAACTGTTTATGATTTGGTTAAGGTTCTGAACAACGACAAAAGTGCAGTTAGCTGCAGTAATGTCAGAATTTTCAGGGTCCTCAGCAGATCTTAGAACACGCCATTGATTAGCAGTGACGTGCACAGTTCCTACAGTCAGTTCTGAACTAGATTGTCCACTTGTAGTGGATCCATCAGCAGTTACAGTCAAACCCATTGTTGTATAAATTTGGGCTTGAGTAAGCGCTGCATCCGCCGAAACGTTGTAAAGTTGAAACGGATTGTCTAGAACAAAAGCTGTTGTATTTTCGCTATTTGCTGGAGATGTACTAGCGACGTAGTGATTCTGCCAAGTCGGCTTCAAAGTTGTAGCCGCATTGTAGAATATACCGTTCAACACACCGCATGTAGTGTTAGTTATAGCTGCTTGCGCGGTAGTTATGTATCCTAAAACATTCCTTACGGATGTTCCTTGAAACATTTTTGTACCGTACGCTGCTTCTATGTAGTATTTAGATTGTCCTTGGTTCGTATAGTTTGACCCTAACGTTCCTTGAGGAATTAATCCAAACCCAGCACTGTTACGATTTGCCATAGTATTACTCCTATATGTTTACAGTTTTACCTGTAAACGGTTAATTTATTCAGTGATAGGGAATTGATTGTTATCCCGAGAAAATTAGCTTTTCTTTGTACCACCGAAGGTTACGCGAGATTGTCGATCAACATTGATCGGCATACTCTTATGCTGTTCCCTCATGAGATCGTGTTCTACCGCTTCGTCTTGCCCTTTAGTTAAACCTTCTATATAGGCTGCACGTTGCTTCGCAATCTCTTCCGATATCCTTGCCAGCAAAAGGCCACCAACTCCAATGACACCTGCGTATTTACCATCGGTAATTACGGGATATTGAGTACCTGGATATTCATCGGCTCTTACCAATTCAAATCCTTCTCTCAAACGAGCTGAGATATTTTTAGTGTCTGAAAACCCTAAACTCTCTGCTCTTATCCATCTATGCCTAAATCCATCAGGCGCAGGCGGAGCATCTAAAGATGATGGGGGAGTCCACACTTTTGGTCTTTCAGTCTTTGACCGTGTTGAGCTCGCACGAGAAGTCTTATCTTGTTCTTTTTTCATATGCTTATGCCTCCTTCGTGAGTTTTAATTGTTTCGCATATTCTTCGAGTGGCACACCTAATTTTTTCGCAATAGCGACTTGTGAAGATGTGAGTCTCACAGTTTGGCGTCCTTGTTTTACACTTCTTTGAGCAGAAGCGACCGACTGAACGGGCTTGGACGTTTCTATACCCCTATCCTTATCAAATTTAGTAGGAAAGTCAACTCTTATACGTTTGTCGATCTCCGTATAGTACTCATTTGATTTAGGGTCATACCCTTCCTTCTCAACGAGATCCTTGTGGATTTCAAAAGCTGTAAAAGTCATCGCTCGGTTTTGACCGAACCATTTATTTTTTGCAGCCCAGGTTTCCGCTTGAGGATCCGCAGGTTGTTCAGGTAAAGTCTGTGGTGTTCGTGTTGGTAATTTACCACCGTCAGATAATTTGACGTCTTCTTTGTTTTCTTTGGCTTGCTCCAATTTAGCATTATCAAATGCTAATGTTGCAATCCGTTTGTTAGCTTCGACTTGAGCTTTTGCATCTCCGGCTTCAATGGCACTGGCCAATTCTCGTTGCGCCGATTCCATACCGGTTTTGATGTTTGTTTCAAATCGTTTCCAATAATCAGTATCAATTTTTAAAAATTTCTTCTGATCACTTTTTCTTTGAGTCTCTAACGCTTGAGCGTATTCGGTTGCAGAATCTCTTTGTCTTTCTGCTTCCCGCATCTTACGCGTAAGTTTGGCAATTCTAGATTGCACACCCTTACTGTAATCCTCAAGTTTAGTGTCCTCTTCTTTGGTTTCTTGTTTGGGTTCTTCCTTAGGTTCTTCTTTGACTTCGACTTCTTTTTCTGGTTCTTGGTCCTTGATTACTTCTTTAACCGTTTCTTCCTTCTCGATTACGTCTTCTTTTTTCTCCTCAGGTAATGTTACATCGAACTCCGGTCCGGATGTATCGAGGTCTACCTGTGACTCCTTCTTGATCTTATTTTCTTCTGGCATAGTTTCCTCCTATGGTTAATATTTATGCAAGATATCCGTTGGATCCTTGACCGTTGCCAATACTTCATCTTCATTGAGCAACCGTACTTCCCCACCTTCAATTTCAATCCGTGAGCCTGCGTAACGGGCAAAAACCACCCAGTCACC